CAATCGGGAGGAGTTTTGCCAAAGGATAAGGAAGAAGTGGATTCTTCTGAGTCTTTTTCTCAAGAGGCTGAACAGCCCAAGCCGCAACCTCCGCGTAACGCGATTGCGGCTTCCATGGCTAATCGGAAAGAAGCTGCCATGTTGCAATCCATTGGTGTCCCTGTGTACATCACAAGTGGATTCGACCGACGGCCACATGCTTTTGCTGCCGGTCTCCGAAGTTTCTTGGAGAAGAAACAAGCGGTCAAACTGTCTATTTCAATTCTGAAGTTTCAAAGGGACTCGGATTTTTGGGATCAAAAGAATCGCATGTTTGCTCAGAAATGGCGATTCTTCAAAGTAGAACACTCCCAGGGAGGTTTGAAAATTCGTAATCAAGCGGGCCCGGTTTACGGTGACAAGATCGTGGAGAAAATTATTGAAAAATATTATTCTGCTACGACTGTTGTCGTTATGTTTCCCCGCGAGAACGAGGTTAGGCTTTTGGAAGATTCACTGCGTGAATCCGGTTTGTTCGTGAACGTTGAAGGACACAGGCCAGAGATGGCAGGTCTCGATGCGGTTCGCGACCGGCAAGCGTGTCAGGCGGACCATTTTCGGTACGCGCGGGTCTTCGTGTGCAACGATTCATCTTATTATTTCAGTGCTGAGGAATTTGTGAATTTGTTTGAGTCTAACCTTTGTGTTCGCAAGACCGGAGTCATGGTGCACATGGTTGCTTTTAATTTTGTCAGTGGCACACCTAATGGGGATACTTATTACTTGGACAAGATCCCTGAGGGGAAGGAGGATTTGTTGGTCGTGGACACCGGCCAAGAGGAGCAGGTCAAGTTCCCTTACTCCATTCAAGGTGTCGCCCGCGTTGGGGCTCAGCCGAACCACCGCCGTTGCGTGAATTTTAGCGCAGGCGCGTATGAAGCGGCTTACGAGCATCCGAACAAGGGTGAGTGGCTTTTCAAATACGCGTCTTTGACGGTGCGGGTCGAGGACGGGTTTTATGTGATCAAGAATTGGATTGAGCATCCGACTGGAGGGGACTTCTTCAAGAAGTATTATATGAGAACGCACGTTCAATGGTTCCCCCTCACGGCGGTCGCGCCACCGGACGAGGTGAGTGATCGTTTTCCTCGAGATGCTTTTATTCATGATGGGGTCATGCCTTGGCTATTGCCCGCATTATCCGCTCGCGCCATGAGCGTTGATGTGACTGACAAGGGACAGCTGCATGCATTCGCGACAACAGCCTGGACGCGTTTTCATGCTGAATTCCCTGCCGATGCGCTTAAACCGTTTTCGGATTTGATGCCCGTCATTGCGGGCGCTTTGACGAATACGGTTGTTAGGGCATTGGGCATGCGCCCGGTTCTTTTGTTGGACCCGGCGCCGGCGCCTATCCAGGTCGCTGCCGTTGAAGCTCTTGCCAGTCAATTGGTCGAGCGCACGCGTCTTCCTTATGGTTTTTGCTATGCCATTGCGGACATTAAGTTTCAGGTTTCGAAGTTTGATGCTCTGGTGGCGGTGTGGACTCATTTGGTCGAATTCGCTGCTTGGACCTGTGACAAGATTAAACGGTGGTGGCGCAAGGAGACGCAGAATTTTGCGAGACCTCCTCCCCCAGATGCCAGTGAGGAGGAAATGCAAGATTTCGCGGAGCGTGCTGTTCTCTTGAAACTCAAGAAGGTGTTATCCGTGGCCTGCAAGAGATTCGCAAAGGTGAGCAGCGTGATCGCTTATGTGAACAACACCAAAAATCGTTGGTTTGGTCGAGTGCCCAAATGGTTCGATACTATGGTCGATTTTGTTTTTGGGGTGTTGTCTGCGATCGGCGAGGAGATTCTTAAAAAGTCTCCTTTTGGATGGGTTTGGGCTCTGGTGATCGGGGTGGTCGATTCGATTCTGAATTTGTTTTTGATTTGGGATTCGGAAGTCACTTGGGTCACTTGGGCAAAAGAATCCATGTCTGGGATCGCTTTGCACGTGGTCCTTTCTTTCATTCCGCTTCCGATTGCTGTTGCGTATCATACGGCGTGGAACGCTCGCCATCAGGTGCAGTTGTTTCAGAAGAAGTGGGTTGCCGTTGAAAAGCGTTTGATTGACTATGTTTCGGAGGTCAAGTTCAAGGTCGATGAGTGGTCGAAGCGTCCGGTTGAGAAATCGACGCTTTATTACGAATTGGCCGGCAAGAAGGTTTACTTGCACATGACTGATTTGTGGCAGATGTATCCCGTGAAACCGGATGTCACCCGCAAACCGATTTTCATTGACAGTGATTTGAATGCTTTATTCGGCAAGCCGTCTCGCACCCTCAGCGACGCACTTGTGTTGTGTGACCAACGTTTGAACGCTGAGCCAGCATTCGATTGTGAGGTGGATCCTCTCCCGTTGGCTGTGCGTTGGGTCGAGTTGTTTGGAGATCAAGTGGAGGCATGGACGTATGACAAGCTCAAGGATTATGTCTTGGGCCGAGTATCGTGGAATAAGGCCAAGAAAGATTTGTGGTTGGAACGTATCGCGGTTTGCGAGGCCAATCCGGTTGGTCGGATTCCTGGAGTTGATCGCTCTATTTTCATCAAAACCGACGAGATGCTCTGGGTGAAGCATGACGGTGAGCAAAGATGGTTGAAAGTTCGTCCGATTTATCCGGCCAATGCGGAATCGGTTCATTCTATGGCCATTGGGCTCCCCATGAAGATTTATCTTTCCCACGAGTTTACTCTCGCATGGAGCAGAAGAACCACTCCTGGGCGGTGGACGTGTGTTAATAAAACCATGGACCACTTGGAAGGATTGCCTTTTGTTACTGAATTTCCATTTGTCAGCGTGCTTGTGTACGTTCCCGTCATGAATTCCGAG